TGCTGGTGTATTTCCAATATTTACAGCAGTTGCTGTTGCAATTGGTGCATACTTAAAGTCTGATGGAAAATCATATGAAAATGTTTTTTCATTACCAGCGCTGACTGTAGAGTTATTGGCTACTTCTACATAACCACCAACTATTCTTGCCTCTGATGTTTTTACATTTTGTTTTCCAGCACTTACCGTATCAACAGTTGTATAGTTATATGTAGCAGAAGAAACTTGTGTGGAAACACGGTTTATAGTATCTGCTAACTGATAGATGTATGTTACATCTAACGGTTGTCCTCGTTCTGGTAATGGTACGCTAGTCATATCTCTCCATTATATCATTATACGGTTTCGTTGGTAAGAATATACATTTTTAGAAACGGTGTACCAACTGGACCATTTCCTCTTTCAATTGGATATCCTTTTAAATATATTTCAACACTAAGTCTATTAGGATTATTAGGCTGTACAACTCCATTAATTGTCCATGTTGATGGAATTGGCAATAATATAGATGTTCCATCTATTCTTTCTTTATATAGCCAATCTCCGTTACCAGAGCCTCTATCCCATCTTACCCAAATATCATATTCATGACTTTTAGTTATAGTATATGTATTTGGACCATCAACTTTTGTTACTGTAACAGAATCCCAAACTATTTGTGCAATACTGCCAGATTTATTAAATGCTATTTCTCCAGTTTCATAAGTAAAACCAGGTTGAACTAAATATATTGGAGACCAATGTGATGTTCTGTTTTTATCTGAAGAAATAAATCTATACCTTATTGTATATCCTTCATTACCAGAATTAATTGGTGGCAAATCACCTATTGGAACTATTAATTTTTTAATAACTGGATCTGCCATTATGTTACTCCAATAGAAAACCTAAATTCAATATAGTTGCTAGTATTTGGAGACTTAACAATTGTTTCTGCATCAGTATTTTTAACTACAGAATATCCAGTAAGACCATATAGTGGATTTACTGTTGCTATATTTTCTAGTCTTAAAGCGTCCAAAGCAATATAATAATCTTCTGAAGGATTATCGGCAACTATTGCACAAGCATAAATTTTTACAACAGTTACAGCATTCCAGGTGAATCCTTGTGTTTGATATAGTTCCTGTAGTTGCTTTTTTACAACATAATATCTATTAGATGCAAAATCATATGTTCCGCCTGTACCACTACCGTTTTCTAACTCTATTTCAAATCTGGCAAATTCTCCACTATTTTCTGTATCTGTTTCTGCAAAGTCAACTAAAATTCGAACGGTATCTGGAACATCCAATGAATCACCATCTTTGCTTATAATAGAAAATGCAAGTCTTAATTCATCTATTGGTGAGTTTCTAGTAAAGTTAACATCTGCTCCAGTTAAGTGTATATGATTAGATCCAGACTCTATTACAAAATGCCCCCCAGAACTACCAGTAGATGGATCTATTGTGAGATCTGCATCATCACCACGAATTAAAATAATATTATTTAAAAATCTACAACGCTCATATCTTTCTGGTCGTGGTGCCTTATAAAATATTGAATTATCTGCATTTGTTTGAAAGACTTTATTGGTTGTGGCAATAATGTTATCATCATTAGGATCATCTAATGGGCTTGTAATTGTAGGAATAGATGTAGCAGCAGATGAAGTATGATATTGCCAGTTTTCTCCTTGAGAAAATGCAAATACTGTTTTGCTGTCATATGCTCCAGCAGATGGGTTTGACCCTGCTGAATATAAACCTATCTCTGTTATTTCATATCTTTCTTCTGTTGGTAGTTCTGCTGTTAAAACTAGTTTTTCTGTACCGCCATCATTTACAAAGCCACGTGAAGAAATTGGAACACGGAACATCTCAAAGTCAAGGTTTTCTTTAGTGGAGTAGTCTCCATATGGATCTGCAGTTGCTAGTGGCTGTGCTCCACATCCTATTGCAATATAGGAAGCATAGGTAGGTGCCTGCCCAAGCATATACTTACCAATAATCTCTTTGCCAATGTCTGTTATCATATTTCCGCCTCATATATTGTACCACTTGTGCTGATTTCTAATTCTATCTGTTCATCTGAATCTAAATTAATGGCTTCAATAACTAAAGACCCAGTTTCTGGATCTATATAAACATGTGCTCCATTTTCACCAGTTCCTTCTTCTGGTACCTTACTATCAAACTTTATAGCAAAATTTTGAAAGTATTTATCTGAGGTTGCCTGAAGAGCAACAATATTATTAGGGTTATATTCTTGTTGTATTTGTGTTAAATTTTTAATTGGCTGATAAATTATTTGTTGACCATTTACTGTGTCATTTCTAGCAATATTAATTAATTCCTGTCCACCAATATTTTCAAAAATAAGATCTGCCATTATCTCTATTGGAACAGTATCATTATCAAAAAGAATAGTATCTATAGGCGCTGTCTTAACAGGGGGTGGTGGAGGAGTTTGAGTAACTGGACTAATATTTGATGGCTTAGAGGATATTGTTGATGGGGTAGCAGGTGTTGAAGAAACTGATGTTCCATAGTTTGTATCATATCTATCGTTTTGTTTTCTACGTGCCTCTTCTTCTGCCCTCCTACGTGCCTCTTCTTCTGCTTTTCTACGTGCTTCTTCTTCTGCAGCCTTTCTACGTGCTTCTGCTTCTGCATCTGCCTTTGCTTTTTGTGCAGCAGCAAGTGCCGCCTGTGCTTCCTGCTGTGCCTTAATTGCATCAGCAATAGCCCTTTGTGCTTCTGCCTGATCTTTCAAACTATCAATAATATCTTGTTCTGCTCTTTGCTTTGTAGACATAGAAGATCTTTTATCTTCTTCTGCTTTTGCTGCAGAAAGAATTTTTAATGTTTCATTATCAAGTGCACCAAATTCATTATCAAGAACTAGTTCATTATTATACATAGGATAAAACGGCATATTACACCTCACTCAAATACAAAGTCATTGATGGACCATTGTTATTTCTAGAATATTCTATATTATAAATTACAAATCTATCTGTACTATTTGCAACTAAATTTAAATTATTTTCATCTTTATAATCAATTGTAACTATATCTCCTAATTGAAGAGTTGGTATAGCAAAAGAGTTTACACCAATAGATTTTTTAGGAACCATCACTTTATTTATTATCCATCCCATTAGAGCATCGGCGTCATCTTGTGTCTGAATATATGGTGTATCTAAACTAAAACCATTATTTCCATATATTATTCTGCTTAGTTTAATATCATCATATTTTGCTTTTTCTACTAAAGGAGAATAAACTAACGAACTTCCACTAAATGGAGGATCTGATAAATTACTTGTTTTACTAAAATATTCGTCAACAGTTAATTCATGTGTGGTGTCCTGTGTAAAAGAAACACCCTGAATTCTTAAATAATTTCCGCTAGTCTCATCAAGAACAAGAGCCTTATCTGATGAATTAAATATTAAAAACTCAGCGCCATACGAGTCAGCCTGGAATCCAGAAACAGTATATCCTTTGATACGATTAAATGTTGGCGATAATTGTGCATATAATGCGGGGTATGCACGATCATATCTAATATCAAAATATGCACATTCTCTCATAATAGTTCCAAACTCATCAAAATACATATTATATTTTGGTGGTTGCTCAGAACTAATGCCAGATAGATAGGTTCCTTGAATTATTCCACTCATTGCATATTTTCTAAAAGATTCATTTGCGTCAATAGACTTATCACCGAATACATCTGATAATGTTTTACCTACAGTAAACACTGTATTTTGAGCATAGTTTTCTGATAGGGCATAAACATTTTCAAACATACATCTTGAAGAACCTCTAACAAATAAAGCCATATTATTATAAATTGGTAGTGGGTCTGTATCATCTACTATTTTTATTAGTTTATTATTTATATATAGATAGAACCTTCTTGTTTTACCAATGTCTTGATATTCTACTGATAAATCATATACCGTTGGTTTTTCTTCTCCAGCCATTCTATATTGACCAGTAAATCTACCATCGTCAACAATAATATTTGTTATACCACCCCAAAGTTTAACTGGTATTGCATTATTGTTAGCAGAATCTTTTTTAACTTTATAAAATACAACATTGTTTATATTAACTTCTGCTTGTCCATTTTTATCTAATTTTAGATATGACTCTATATTTGTTTCAGTAAGTGCAACTATTTCAAAATAATAACCATTATTTGTTTCTGGATTTAACAGTACGGCAATACCTCCAGACCCCCCTCCTATGCTTACATTTTGATTTGGCTGAACACCATTGACCTGATAGTATGCAGAAGATCCAATTGGTGTTTGCCCCCTTGTTTCATTATTCTCTATTTTACCAATAATCCTCATTCTAGTTCCAAAATTTTTATATGCACCGTCTAAATTTTTATAAACATATGAAACAAAATTCAACGGTGTTTCTGTAGTTTTAAAAGATGGACCATTCATTACAAGAGCAGAAGATTGAATTGTTCCAGTTTGTGTAGAATTTAAACTGTTTACTGCGGTTTCTGTCAAATATTTTGTTGACATAAAATTTTTAATAACACTATTTCTTGTAGTTTGACGAGCCAAAATATTATCTACCCCTGCAGCACCAGTTGTGGTACTAGGTCTTGTAACATCTTCATCTAAAAGAGTAGTAAAAAGATATTGTGTTTGCATGTTACATCCACGGACGTATGTATTGTCTGACCAATAAGAATTTATACCAGCAGTATGGGTTGTTACTGGTGTTCCAAACTGACCTCTTCCATGTTGATATACTGCTCCAGGCTGTAGTCTTGTAATACCATCAATAGTTTCATAATAAGGTGTAGAAAATATTCTTATTAGTCCAGTTGGATAAATTTTTCCATTAAAAGGAAGAGATGCAAAATATTTTTGATACTCTTGGTTGCTGCTTATCCAAACATTGCCAGTTCCTGTTATATTAAATTCAGCGGCATCATATTTAATAATTTCTCCATTTGAATACAGATACCCTTGATATCTTGTTAACCAATATACATTTTCACCTAGATCAATTGTATTATTTGTAACTACCCCATTTATAACTGTAGGTAGTTCTAAGGATAAATCAGAGTTTATAGGCATAGCACCAAGAACATAGTTTCCTTGTTTTGATGCAACTTCGTTTATTGTTTTTGTTGCTTCATCTCCAGCAACCTCCCAAAGAAGAACTGGTTTATATATCCATGTTTTATCTTTATCAATCATGCTTGCTTCTCTAATACTTCCATATGATCTTTGAATATATCTAGTTGTATAGTTAATTCTTCCATCATTATATATTTTTTTATCTTCTGATGATATAGATAAAATATTAGGAAGGTTTCCAGATGTTTGATTTTGAATTACACCTGTGTCTGTTTGATTATTAGATCCAGATAGAATAAAATCTGTTGCTCTATTTGTAGAGGTGGGCATAATATAATCTTTACTCATAACTATAAAATTATTATATTCATCAAAGAACATCGCAGACTGTGTTGATATGGCGAGTTGATTTAAAACTTCTGCAACATTTTGATCTGGAGCAACAAAGAAATATGGAATTATAGGATCATTTTCTCCAGTTATCCTTTTAAAAGAATAATTAGTAAAACCTACATAGTCTAATATAGTACTTATTGCCATACTTAAAGATGTTTGAGTCATTAAAAGTCTTGGTGCTGGCATTGACTCAAAGAAAAAATAAAAATCTCTTAGTCCAATAGAAACTGTTCCTGCAGTTACATCTGCCTGTGGAATTCCTTCAGAATATAAAGTTTTAATTGGAACATAATAATCAAACCCATCAACATTCATAATTATTTCATAAAAATTAAATTTAATATTTTTTCTTAAGTACCCAGATACTATGCTGTTTGTATTATTTGAGTTAAAGGCTTGGTCATCATCAAAAATATTAATTGATCCAGTAGATGCTAAGAGTTGTCCAACAGGTAAAGATGTTATGCCAATGTCTGACATTATTTTAGTTATTTTATAATCTATAGTTTTATCTGATAAGTCAATAACTAATCTTGGTGATATTTCTATTAAGTCAAGTGTACAGTCAAACTTATTCATTGTTTCTGCTACCACTCTAATACCCTGTATATATGCAAACTCTCTATAAGTTGTTGCCCCAGCAATAGTATCAGTAAATTGTTCTGGATTAGTTAGGTCAGTAACAAAATTAGTTAAAGCGCTTACTGTTTCTGATCCTAAAGACCACCCGTAGTTTGGAACAAATGTTGCATATTCTGATCCAGTCCATATATAAAATGTTCCTATTTCTCCTTCATTTTCAACAACTAAATATGAATATCCCGTTATTGATTTTTCTGGAAGAAGAGTACTTGATGATAATGTTTCTGCAAATATAAATATATCTTTATATATGTCTGGAACTATTAACCCATATTGTATTTCTACATACCCGTCAGATCCAATGATTGGAGAACCATCTGATCTTGTTGAGTTCTCATTAAATGTAATTGCGTCTGTCCAATTATTATTAACTAAATACTGTATCTTCCATCTTGATGGAGTTGTTTTATTTGCTTCTCCATATAATGGATCGCTCAATGATCCTGTTTGCGTTGTAAATGGTCCCAAATCAACTGAACCAGTATTCGTCTGTACTTTAACTATAATTCTATTAGCAGGTACTTGATTTTTATATACTACAAATGGAACAGCATCTTCAATATAGTTTAATCCATTTGATACCTTGTTTGAAACACCATATTCAATATTATTTTCTGTTCTATAAGAAGTCCAATATCTAAACTGATCATATCGTGACGGCATATAATATCTTGGTCTTTGTGCTAAAGATGCACCAGAATTAGCAAGATACTTACCTGAAAAATATAATGGCTTATTTATACCTGATCTTGGTCTAAATGGTTTTAAACAATCCTCTAAAGAATAAATCATTTTCATTTTGTCTTTTTTCAAGGTAAATTGTTGGGGTATTCCAGAATTAGTAAAACCATTATCAACAACAACATCTGCATCTGTAGCACCAGTATAATAATTTCCAGAGTCTAAATTATCAAAGGTATTTGGAAGGTTGTAATAATTTGATCCAGGTGTTGCTGTTCTGTATCTATAATTTCCAACCTTAAAAATATTATCTGGCATATTCATATTTATTTCAGCAGTAACCAAAGACTTTAGCCTTACAGTTGCTGATGTTTCAAAGTGGGTCTTTAATGCTTCATTAACAAACATTTAGACCTCTTCCAAGGTTACCGATATATTCCAAAGATCAAAATTACTACCGCCACGCTTTACAACAGAATAATTAAAATCTGCAAAATAAACTTGTATGATTTCATTATATTGTGCAAGGTGAGTAAATGCATTATTGTCATCTCCAAAATTAGAATATTTATCATATGCTAAATACATCCAAAATGGTCCAGGATGATTGTTATACCAATCTAAAATCTCTACTCCTCCAGCACCGCCATCTGCAGTAAATTCTTGTACATTGTTTTCATATGGAGATATTCCAGTACTTGGATCAAATTCAGCATTTTGATAAAAAGATCTAGACGGTAGCAAACTCCAAGACCAACTTATTGTCATTTTATCTGCAATATGATATGATCTCATACGACCATTAATTGTTCTTTGTCTTTGTTCAATGCGCTGAGGTGTAAAATTTATTTCCCCACGATTATGGTCTGATAAAATTAAAAATTGATCAATTAGATCTGGATCTGTTTCTTCTGGAACATCTGCTCCAACTTCATATCCATTAGGCACATATAGTCCACTAGTTAATGTTCCAGCATTATCTGACCATAATACTGCCTGTGGTCTTTGATATTTTTTTCTACCCGTTAAATATGCTGCTGTAGCCATTATGACCTTTGCCCTCTAATTCTTTGTGAATCAATATATTTAATCTCATTAAGAACTGCCTTAGCAATACTATCAGCACTAGCATTTGTACCGCCTACAGTAATTCCTACACTATAATTATACACTGTACTAGAGTTGTCATTCACTGAGTTTACAGACGACTGAACAGGGGTAGAAACAAGAGTTGGGCTTGAAACATTATATATTGGTTGAGTAAATGATTGAGAAACAAGACCTTGTGTATACTGTGGCTCTGTTATTTTTTTAGCAAGAAGTGAAGGATATTTACTATCATTTATTGCATTTAAAAATGGAGCAAATGATGTTGCTGCTGATCTATTTACTATAAACTCTCCTGGTGTTAATAGTGCAGGAACAAAATCAGAACCGACTCTTCCACCATATGACATTGGTCTAATTTTTCCACCATACATAACTGCTTGTGAAAAAATAGGATTATTTAAGTTTGGAGTTGTTGGAGTAGTTGGAGTATTTGGTGTTGTTGGCCCAGTTGGTCCAGTAGGTCCTGTTTGTCCTGAAGATTGATATATAGTTTGAATTATATGAGTTGTAGTAACAGTTCTATTTAGTGAAAGAATAGTTGATAGTATTGCTTGTGCGGTAGACAAAGCAGATTGCAGTCCTGAGACATATGACTGAATTGAAGTAACTGCTCCATCTATGGCAGCCTTAATCTGAGTCCATAATGAAAGTTTTGTTGGCAATACCTTTACTATATTATTTACATATTCTAATATTTGGTTTGTTGAAATAGAAGTCTTAGCAAAATTATCATTTAGTAATATTGATAGATCTTTTTCTTGAATCAATATTGGTAATATATCTTGAATATATGTTTTTATTTTTTCTACTTCAAGAGCACGTTTTGCCTCTAAATTATATATTTCAGTTTGTATATCTTTAACTTTTCCTGTGTCTGTTAAAGAAAGTGATTTTAGTTTTTGAATTTCTGCTTCAAGATCTTTTACCTTTTGAGTACTATCTGCAACTAATTTTGTAGCATCTGCTAGTTGTTTTGCCAAGGTAACTTTATTTCCAGTTGTGCCTGCAGCAGTTCCAACAGGGGTAGCGCTATTAAACCCTTGTCTTGCTCTACGTTTTTCCATATAGTCTGGATCTTTAGGATCTAGACCATATTCATCTAGGCCAGGTGTTTGCTGTCCAACAATAGGATTTGTTTTTGGTAAAGTAAATGCTGCATCTGAATCTCCAATGCCAAGAATATAATCTTGTAAATCCTTTGCTATCTTTTTGGCCTTATCAAGTTCGGCATTATAGTTTACCATTGAACCTTTTGCATTATCAATGCCAGTCTGAATATCTTCCCAATTTTTCTGTTGCTTATCTAAATCTTCAAGGGCAGCAGCCATAGCCGCTTCAATCTTTGACTTCTCTAGTTCTGCATCTCTAAGTTGTTGTTGTAAAGCATCAAGTGCTTTTTCTGCAGCCTCAACATCTGCAATTGCTTTTTTATATTCTGGAGACTGCTTAATTTTAAGAATATCAAGTTCTAGTTTTTCTATTTCTTCAAGTTTTAACGCTCTGTCATTTTCAAGTTTAGCAAGTTTTTCTTCTTCTGGAACAAGAACATTTTTAACCATGGCTGCTCTTGCTTCTTGAAGATTATATATTTGATCTTCAATATCACGAATTGCTAAACTTGCAGCCTCTTTTTGCTCTTCAAGAGCAAACATTTGTTGACTAATCTGGAATTGTTTTTCTTCAATTTGAAGTCTAGTTAATCCACTCTGTGATCTAACTGCATCAATTTCTGCCTGACGTGCTGCTTCTAATACCCCTCCAGCCCTACCAGCAGCAGCCTCTGCTGATGATGCCCTCATTTCTTCTGCAGCCCTTGCAGCAGCAGCAATATCTCCACTACTTAGTGCCTCTGCTAATCCTAACTGTTGTTTTTGTTGATTAGCAATCTCTGCATTAATTTCTGAAACTTTATTTAAAGCCTCAGCCTGTGCATCATATTTTTTGTTTATACCATCAACAACTCTATCCATTAATGTAAGTTCATTAGATAGATCTGATGATTGTTCTTGTAGAACTTCTAATGGCCTATCAAACCTTAACTCAATATCTCTTTGTCTTGACTTTACAGCATCTTCTAGATTTGAAATTGTTTTATCAAATTGATTTTCAATTTGTTTTCTAATATTTTCTACTTTATTAGATTGTGCTTTTATTTCTTGTTCAATACCAGTCTCAATGTCAAGTCTCTTTTTAGCAATTTCAGATTCTATTCCAGCAATTTGTGTTTCAAATGGTTGAAGTGCTTTTTTAGCATTATTTAAATTAATTTCTGCACCAATAATTTGTCTATTAAGACCGCTTATTCTTTTATCTATAGGGGCAATTTGATCTAAGAATGGTTTAGAAATAATATTTCTTTTAGCACTAAAGTATTGAGACATTTTTTCACCAATACCGCCAAGTTGTCTTTCTAATTCAGCAATTGGATTTTGCTGTAAAGCAACTTGAATATTAATTTTCTTTTGTTCTGGAATATTATTTATAATATTTTGTATTTCTGTAAGATTATTTGATGCACCTTTAAATGCGTCTGCTAAAGATTTAGCAAATGCTGGATTAGATGCAATATAATCCATAATTTCTTGAGAAACATTTGGTTGAATCTGTCTAATCTTAGTAAGTACATCTAAAGTAGTTTTTGAATCAGCAAGTTGTTTATCTGAGTCAATTGACTGTTGTTTTAGTGCCAAGTTAAGTTGTTCTACCGCATCTTTTGCTTCCTTGGCTCTATTGGCCATATTCACAAGTTCGGTAGAAGAAATATCTTTACTGTTTATTGCAACAGCAAGGTTTGCATCTGCTACCATTTCTAGTGCAGTAGCAGTGTCTACTCCAGCAGATTGAAGTTTAGCAAGGGCAGCACCTTGTGCTATAGTATCCTGTTTTGCCTGAACTTGTGCAACTTGATATTCTCCAATTACTTTTTCATTAAATGCTTCTTTTAATGCTTTACCTTGTTTTGTTAATATTACCTGTCCATCTTTGACGGTCATATATGTTTTACGAGTCTTATTGTCCATTGACTCAAGGAATGAAATAAACTCTCTATTGAAGCCACCCTTTGGTCCTTCTACCAATTGTTGAATTACTCCACCGAACTTAGTAAGGCCCTTTCCTCCAGTTATCTTCATTAATTGATTTATTCCACCCTCAGCATTTATTGATGCTTTGCGAATAAATTTTAATCTCTTTAGTAATTCATCAAGAGTGGTATCTCTTTCTTTAGTAGTGTCCGTAGTGGTAGTTGTTGTTTTTTTATTAGTTTGACTTTGACTTCCAGTACCCTTTCCAACCAAATATGCACTAGATTGTGCAGCAGTTCCTCCAGCCAAATCCTTTATATGTTCTGGAACATTAGAAAGACCTTTAGATGCATCAAAGAAATTTTTAACATTTGGATCAGAATATGTGGCTCCAAAATCTATAATCATTTCTTTCGTAATAGTTTTATCTGATCCAACAAGTGTTTGCCATGTATCTAATATTCCCTGAAATACTGCCTGATCTGGATTGTTAGGGTCTTTTGCATATTTTGCAATAATCTCTTGTGTTATAGGACCTTTTTCATTTTTAAGAATACTTGTGATTCTATTAATTTGTTGAAGTTGTTTTAATCCAACAGTATTAATATCTACAGTAACACCATATTTTGGTAAAATATTACTTAATTGAGATACTGCATCTTGAATATCTTTAAATTGTTGTGGATTTTCTTTAACAAATTTTGTAATAATTTCATATGTTTGTTGATTTGCTCCAGATCTTTCCAATAAACCAATAAGAACATTTGCTTCTGCCAACCCTTGTGTTTCTATAATGGCATTAATATTAGTTTTTATTTCTGGATTATCCTTAGCCATATTAATCAAAGAAATAATTTGGTTTGGATCCATATCTCCAGATGCAAGACCTAATTGAAGTGTTGTCTTAAACTTACTATTCTCTAAACCTTTTAATGATTCAATGGCTTGATCTTTAAATACCGCCATTGGACCTTCTTTGTACATTGTGTCTGCAGCAGCCTTAATTGCTGCATCAAACGCTCCAGGGGTAAACTGATCTTTTTGCTTTATTAATAAATCAAGAGTTTTTGCATTTTCTGCATTTACTGCATCAATTGCAGCCTTTCGTTCTGCTTCAAGTTGTCCAATTTCTTTATCAGTTTTTGCTTGTTTAATTTTATTATCATATTGTTTATTTAGTGAATCAACAAGTCCTTGTCCCTGTGCTACCGCTTCAAATCCAAGTTGAATTGCTGCTGTATCAAGTTTAAGATTTTCTGCTTTTATTTTATTTCCTTGTATAATTGCAGCGGCTCCAAGAGCAGCGCCTCCAGCAATTGCTACTGGATTGGCAGTAACAAGTCCTCCACCTATTAATGCTCCTGCTGCAGCACCCATCATATTTTGTCCAGTATTGCTCTTTCTTTGAGAAATTGCATTTTGGAACATTTTTGCTTGCTGTTCCATTGATTGTTTTTTAATTTCAAGAGCAACTTGTAATGGTTGATTTTCTAATCTTTCTCCATTTGGACCAACTAAGTTTACAATTGTTCCACTAATTTTTGCTGGTATATCATAGTTTCCAAGTTTTTCTCCAAGTGCGGCAGCAAGACTTCTTGCCTGTTCTGTAGTAAGAACACCTTGCATAATTGCAGTAGATAATCCAGTTCCTATACTTTTAGCAACTTGCTCATTTGTTGCTCCAGTTTTTTGTTGTTTTTCTATATCTTTTACTAAGTTTTGACCAAATTGACTTTCAAGAATATTTTGTCCAGTTTTTCTTTGTACTCCAGATGCTCCTGTTAAAATATTTTGTCTTTTAAGTTTTGCTGCCTCTGTAGCACTAACTGTTCCAGTTATCTTAGAAAGTTCTACTAGTTTTTGATTAGTCATGGTCATTGATTTAGCAAGTGCAATACCCTCTTCTTTTGCCTTATTAAGATTTGATGTCATCTTCCAAATAGCAATACCAAACGCTGCAGCAGCAGCAACTGCTATTCCTAATGGATTAGTTAATAGTGGCAATAGGCCTGCAATTGCAGATATTGCAAACAGTCCATTTGTAATCTTAGGATCTGCACCAGCCATACCAGCAGCCATAGCAGCAGTTCCAGCAGCCATGGCAGTAGGGCCTGCAACCCTAGATACTTTTTCCATTCTTTCTTGTCTTAATTGCTTAGTTGTTTTTTCTTGTGTTTCTGTTCCGTCATTTTGTGACTGTGTATTTTCTTTTATTGCTCCAGTTAAATCATCCATTTGAGATTGTTGACGGCGCATACCTGGAGATACTGCTCCAGTTTTAATTCCTGCGCCTGGAGTAGATGGGAATATACCGTCATCTGCTCCTGGTAAGTATCTTAAACCAGCACCCTTAATTCCAGCAAATCTTGGAGGCATGACTCCTTGACCTGGTTTTAAATTATAAATTCTATTATCTTTTGTAGCACCACTTGTTGGTCTTTGATTTTGTGCTTTTGCTTTAGTATTCTGTCCAGTTATGCTTCCAATAACTCTGCCAGCCCTGTCTATAATTCTTTCACCCTTGAAGGCTAAAATCTTTCCACCAACATTTCTTAATTCAGCCTTATCCCATTTAGTTGTTTTCTTATATTTACCAGCAGCAACTTGTTCTTTTCTAATTTTTTCTAAGAAAGGCATTTGTCTAGAACCATAAAAACCTTCTGATAATCTATATTCCATAGCCTTAGAAGTTAAAAATGCATAAGGTTTTTTGGTTGAAGCAAAATCATAATTTGCATAGGCAGCAAGTGCTTTAGCCTGCATTGGTTTAGTTGGATGGCGACCAGACTTTATTCCTTCTAAAGTTGTCCTATACTCTTTTGCATCTTTTGGATCTATTCCAAGCGCAGAAGAAAATTCTTGATCATTAAGTTTTAATAATGTTGATAAGTTACTATCTCTTGTAAGACCTTGAACATAATTATTAACAAATTGCTTATCCGCCATGAGATTTCTTGGATCCCATATTTTTTCGCCAGTTGCTACATCTTTAGTCAAAAGTGGATTTAAGTGTGCTGCAACTGTACTATTTAGTTCAGCAACCTGTGATCTTGTAAGGGCTATTCCTGCTTTCTTTATCTCATTTTCTAAAAATTGTGTTTCTTTTACATAGGCTTTAGCACCAATATCTCTTAGTTCTTTTATCTTTACATCTTTTGCAGATGTTAGCCCCTTTTGCTTATCTACGCCTTCTTTATTAAGATAAAGTTTCTCTTTGATTTCATTTAGAGCAAACTTATTACTATCTGCCCTTCCCTGTAAAACTTCTGCTATTCTTGCTGCAGGAATATTATTTCTACTATACTTACCTTCTGGATCCACATAGTTATAACTACCATCTGGATTTTTCTGTAAAGAGTTTAAGAAATTGCGTATATCTTTTGCGCCCTTTGCACTTTTTGCATTATAACTCTTTCCACCAAATGTAACTTCGTTTGTTCCTTCTTGATATTTTGCAATTTCTCCAGATACTAGGGCTGCAATTATTGGTTTAAATCTATCATCTTGTGCAATACCTGCTGGAATTACTGCTTCCCCTGGAGTTAGTAATGATGGAACAGAATCTTTTCCTGGCTGGCCACCAACAACTTCACTTGTTCCAGATGCAAACTTAGCAGTTCCCCCGCCTTTTATTCCAGGTTTAAATCCTGGCATCATCATTCCAGGATTAGCAGCAGCAAATCTTAATGCTGCAGTAGTGGCCTGAACATATGCATTACGAAGTTGAGTTACTGCTCCAGCCTCAAGAATAAATTGCTGAGTTAATCTTGTATGAGCCTGATTTAAAGATGCTGCAACAATAGCAGCCTCTTGCTGCTCTGTTGTCATATATTGTGTTTGTTGTGCTAAATTTGTAGTATTTCCACTTAGTTTTAAAAATCCTTGTCGCATTAAAATAAACATCTTGATTATATTTGCTGCACCATTTGCAAGCAAACCAAAAGTCATTAACAAGGTTGGACCAACAAGCCCAATAAGTGTTGTTAATACTACAATAAATTTTTTAGAACCATCACTAAGTCCATTAAATTTTTCTAATAAAGTCCCAAAAAACTTTATTACTGGTGTTATTGTTTTAAGAAATTCTTTTCCAATAGGGGCTATTGTAAGTTTTAATTGTTCTACTGCTTCTCTAAAATTTGTTCCAACTGCATCTTCTACTGTTTTTAATTCTCTCTCCGATAAGATTGCTAGTTCTTCTACTGATGCCCCAGCCATTTTTAATACTTTAGATGCTTGTGTTCCATCTTTTGTAACATTTTGGAATAGTGTTGATAAACGAGCAAATTGGAATTTACCAAACAACTGTTCAATTGCTCTTGCTCTTTCAAGTGGCGCAAGAGTATCTAGTGCTTGTGCAAATTCAACAACAGTTGCTTTAAGATCGCCTTTATTTCTTTCAACAATATCTTTAATATTAATTCCCATATCAGCAAGCATCTGGCTTGCTTTTTTGGTTGGATTAATAAGGGATGCAAGACCAGATTTTAATGCGTTTGCGGATTCAGAAGCATTAATACCACCCTCACGCATTGCAGTTAAGAAGAATGCAAGATCTTCTACACTACCTCCCAATTGTTGAATAACTGGTCCAGCCTTTGGAATAGCAATAGTTAAATCTTCAATACTTGTAACAGTTTGGTTTTCAACAGAGTTAAGAAAATTAATTTTTTGTGCTAGTTGGTCTGCCTCTAATCCAAAAGCATTTGTTAAAGAAATTGTAGTGTCTAACGCCTGCTGTTGTTCAACATTACCCAAAACAGCAAGCCTTGTTGCTTCTGCAACTTGTGCTGTAAGTTCTGCACCAGTCTTACCCATTGCAGCAGCATTAGCAGCCATTTCCATAGTTTTAGTAACTGCAACACCATATTTAGTAAATTCTTTTGCTAAAGCCTGAACATCTTGAAGTGCTTTATCTGTTTGGGCCGTAGTTGTAAACATATCTCCATAAACACGTTTAAATTTAAGGGCTTGTGCCTCAAGATCCATGAAGGTTTTAGCGGCTGCTGTGCCAAAATATGTTAGTGGAACTGTAAAACCAACCATCAACTGACGGCCAGCCCACTGCGTATTCTTACCAAAATTTAAAAGATTAGTAGAGCCTTGCTTTAATAGTTGATTTAAAAGTGCTTGTTTTTGTGCTGCTACTGCTACCTGATTTCCATAATCCTTCATATTTAATGTTGTAGGAGTTATGGATATTGCTTTCATTGCTCCAGATGCATCACGACCCAACTTAATATATTGTGTCTGCATCTTTTTGACACGTTCTTCGGCTACCTTACCAATTGTGTCAAATTCTGATTTAAATAGTTTTCCAAATGTTCTAGTAGATCCGCCTGCAAAACGGAAATACTCACGCATCGTGAGTTTATTTTTCTCTAATGCGTGAGTAAATGATTCCGTACTTGTACGAATTGTGCCCATCTGGGCGTAGAACTTACCACCAGCATTGATGGTATTCATTAAGTTGGTAGCAAGACCCTTTTGAGCCGCTGCTGCAGCAGCACTACCTTTATTTATACTTGTATAAAGTTGTGCTAACTGACGCTGAAGAGCCTTAATCTCTGCTAAAGATTGGGACGTATCTATATTTATGCCAATATTAGCATTAACGTCAGCCATTCATAGCACCTCTTACTGTTTAATTGTTAGCAAGTACTGTATTTAATAGAGCATTTGCGTCTTGAAGTTTAACTCCAGATGCTGCTTCAATTACTTTATATACCGTCGGAAGATCAAGAATCTCCTCTAGTTTTGTAATGTCTGCAAGTTCTGGTTTGTACTGCTGCATAGCAATCTGTACGCATTCAATAAGAAGAGTCATTGACTTCTCATTATCTTCAGCCACCCCTGCTACCTGTTCGAACTTCTTCATGAATGGACGTAGAAGTGAGATTTTTAGCGGTCTCACATTAATTTTTGTGCCATCCATAAGGACAAGTTCTTCACCCTCATGTACTGTTGTTGCCATTTTTCCTCCTATATAGGCTAATGCAATTATAGCATAAAACGCTGATTTTTTAAAATTATGATTTTATTAAAGAAGGATCTCTCATATCATCATAATCTAATCCCATGCCAATACCAAATCCTGCTTTTTTAGCATTTGGACCTTGTAGTGCCAAAACATCATTTCCATCAGCAGCCTGACCCTTACTAAATACCCTTGCTTTAAGGTCTTCCCATTCTTGTTGTCCCCTGCGTTTGCCTGTAGAGTCGGAGGAACTAGCATCTAAATCTACACCCTGTATTGCTGCTAAAAATTTCTTTTCTTCATAATCTAATTCTCTTTTGCTTGAAAGAGTAACCATTAATTCTGGCATAGATAAAGATAGTTCTAAATCTTCATAGTCTTTCCATATGCCCAGCAAAAATACCTCTGATTCTAACTTAACTAAATCTAAATCATTCCAAGTAGATCCGCTTCCTGTAGCCTGGTCTTTAACAGATTCTTTTGATTCTTTATCTACCTTTATACCAGCAGCAATATTAATAATTTTATATACCGTTGGAAGATCAATATTATCTTCAAATTCTTCAAAGTTTTTAGATAACTTAGGATAGTATTGTTTCATACAAATCATTGCACATTTTGATAAAATTAATATAGCATCATCATCATTTTTGACACCTTTTACTAATTCAAAGGTACTCATAAATTCTCTAAGATATTTTATTTTTAATGGTGTTATTTCTAATTCAGTTCCATCAAATAATACAATATTATCTGTTTTATATATTTGCGTAGCCATTTTAACAATTCTACCATAAAACGACTAAGCCCACCGCTTTTATACGGTGGGCTGTCGTTAATCTAAAACTAGATTATGATGCAGGTGTCCAGGTGCGATCTACGATCTTACCGTAGGATCCTGATGTATCTTCTGGGAGAAGACGGAAGGAAACTTCAAACATGGAAGGTTCATCACGCTTTGCAGATACAGTTACATTCTCAATTGAGAGTGCACGGTACGCAGCGTAAACACGTTCTACGTATGCAGAGTCTTCGCAGTCTCCAGTTCCAGGTCCAACAGCAACAATACCACGCTCAACTGGACATTCTCCAATGTCTCCTGCGGAGAGATTGAGAACTTGTCCTGCTGAAGATGACTTTGTTCCTGTTAGTTCACTGTTGCTATAAGCAAGAGCCAAGAGAAGATTCTCAAGGGTAGCCTCAGCAAAAGCAGTAGCAAGATTTACTTGCATACCTTGCTTATAAAGTTTAGCAACGTCAAGAATTTGGTCTACCTGAACTTCACCGAAGTCTGGTTGGAACTGCAATTCAAGACCGTTCATGGTGTAACCTACGTTTGTAAAATCTCCGTCATCAGAAAGTGTATCTCTGTATGATTCTGTTGATGTAAACGCAGGAAGTGTGCCTGCTGTCAATGTTGAATCTGCAACAAAGAGAGCGGCTGCACCAACGATAATGTTGGTCGATGTACCACGAGTGTATGCCATATTTTTTTCACCTCTACTTTCAATAGTAAGTATATTAAGTTTTGGCGGGTTTCCTCACCATAAGTATAACAGCATTTTTTAGGTAAAGGGCCAGTTCTGTGGGTCTTTTGTATGATAGTCAAACTCTATAATGATTTTTCCTCTAACAAGACTCATATTAACAGAGGCTAATTCAATAAGATCTCTGCTTTCATCTACTTGGTATACCCTAAAATTATGGAAATATACATTTTTAGGAAGGGGAGTAACTCCATCATCATCAAATAAAGTATTTTTTGCTGCCCAGGCATTGATATCTTCTGCTGTTGCGTCTTGTCTATCTAAAGCCTCAATTACCATAGCCATAGCAGCACTTTGTTTTTCATAACTACTGCAAATGAATGTATAAACAAGTTGTTCTCTTTTTCTCCTATAAAATGGAGATGGTCTAAATCTAAGCAATCTATCATATTGTATTAACAATGGATTTGGAATATTGCTTGATGTAAGGAGTTGTTGGTATATAGTAGTTGAATCTTCTGGGGTTACTGGAAGTATTGGGGTATTTTCTGACTGCCCAATAATATTAAAATTAACTAATTGATCTTTAATATACCCGTTAATAAAAAATGGTGGATATCCTAAGTCTAATGTACTAGCCATTATCTACTCCAATCGTAGCATTTGCTATCCATTTAAATCCTGTTTCAACACCCTTAGATCTACCAGTTTTTGATCCAGCATTTATATTCTTTTTAAATAGGGTTGGTTTATTTATATAGTCATAAAGTCCAGATGCTCTTATAAAAGATTGTTTAAAATATGAAAGAATAAATGTATCTATAACTTTTTCAAAAGATCCTTGTACTTCTTCTCCGCCAGGATCACGGACGGTGACTGGTTTTTTTGTAAAAATAGTTTCTCCTGCCTTTTCAAAAGCAAGAGCGGTTCTTTTTGGTTTAATTAATACTGGAATGCCATTTTCCATAATATATGCTTTATTATAAAATGGTGCGGTAGATTCTTGAGATAAACTTTGTGATTGTCTAAATTTAGAATTAATTGAAAGTCCTAGATTGCTTACAGTATAATCTAGATCAAATAGTCTTGCTGCAGGACTTCCTGTTTGATACCATTCATAAACATGATGCAATGCTTCTGGATTTGATCTTGCTTGCATATCTACATACTGACCCATAGCAAAAATAACAGATTTGCCAAGATTATTTAAAAATAACTTTTTACCTTTTTCTATACCATCTATGAATCCATTAGAGTATTCAATAACATTATTCATGGTTTTTTGAAAAGATTTAATATTAGTAGTTACTATCATTAGTCAGAAACCTCCTGACTTTCTGCCCTTCTTAAAATAACTTTAAAGTATTCTATATTTTGGAATGGTCCTAAAAAGGGATCTACAGTTGCTATTTCATAAATAGTTCCTCTACCCGCCCTAGGGCCAGCAGTTTCTTTATATATTACGGAGTCTTCGTTATTACGAATATTTACAACTAGAATATTAGATATTGCATTTTGTTGACTGTTAGATGATATCCTAGGATCTGATTTAAATCTAGCAATTAATTTATTTTCATATTGTAAAATTATTTCTGGTTTTAAATCTTCTTCTCCTGCTCCACCAACTGAAGCAGCATTACAAACTATTGTTCTATCAAAAACCCATTCTTTTTGTGGTTGTCCATATTTATTTTGACTAATTATTGGATAATAAATGTCCGCTCTTAATGGGTATACAAAGTCTGTGCTTTCGCATAACATTAAATCATACCTATCTTTGTAATATCCTTAAGATAGTTTTGAAGAATTTTATCAACTATCATATTGCCAGTACCATCAAATACAGACTTATCAAATTGAATTCTAAACTGATCTGTATTATAAGATGTTACGTACCGCTTAAAATAATCTAGTTTTCCACATTTTAAATCTTCAATAAGAAGTTTTGTTGCATATTCAATATCTGGTGGAACAGCCTTATACCCAATATCTAAAACAAACAAAAAGTCATCACTTACAGGAAATGCTACTCCACGCCATCCAACATATCCAAGATCGCCAGCGGCTGGTTGTAAGTGAAGTGGGGCAGACTGTGCCCTGTCATATGGTCCAGTTTCATCACGAATAATTGCAGAGTTATCAAGTGTGATTCTATATGTTGCTTCATTTGTGGATGGATCTTCTGCTTCGTAATCATAAACTAATTCATTATTACGATAAACTTTTAATATTCTATTTAAATCTTCCCATATTGGAAAATAATCTGCTCCAGATCCATTTGTTTCAACAATGTGTTTATTATTATAAAATCCATCATTAACAATAGAGTCAATAATCCTACGTGCAGTAAGTTCTAGCATCTTATATTCTTGTATTTCTGATGCTGTAGTTCCTAAAGTTCTATAGTCAATATATGGTCTTAATACGTCTAAGTTGCTATCTACTACAATACCGCCACTCATATCTAAAACTCTAAATAAGAAATATCTATCAAATTGAGCCTTAGCCTGAGTTATCTCATATGTAACCTGAGAGTTACTGTCAGATGTAGTAACAAATGTTTCTACAGAGTGATCAATAAGATCTTCTATATAAAGAGTGTACTCAGTATTTGGCAGTGGAACATCCCACTTTGTTTCA